GAATTCTTCTGCCTGAACGGCAGAATCTATTTTTGGTCCATAAGGTACCGAAAAATATTTATCTAGTGTGTTATTATAATACAAAGCTATTCTTGTATTATCTGGAAACATACGAATTGATTTACGCTTTAGTACAAGAACATTTGGTGGATCACGGGGTGTATCAGCAGCCTCATTTAATCCGTCTTCTGCCTCAATATTTTCTTTAACTGCTCGGCGAGCCTGCTGATTAATCTGTTTGTTATTAGAAATTAAGTTTACCATTTTAGTGAAAAGATTCTGTATAATCATCTTATCAGCATTGTTGAAGTTAGGTCTTTCTTCACCCATTCTATCTAGAATTTTGTGAATGCGTTGTATCTGTGCCTTATTGGCCAGACCAGCCCGAACCAAAGCATCGAACTTTGAGTAGTCTGACTTTTCTTCTTCAACGATAAATTTAAATTCTACTAACGATTTCATGCAGTTGCTGTATCTTGATCTTCAGATTCTTGGCCGCCATTAAATAGAGTTTGAGCAATCTCAATTTTTCTTGAGCTCAAAGCATCAAATGCTCGAGATGAAAGAAGGTCAGTTAAAGTTTCTTTAGCCTCAGATGAATTACCTGTGGCAACGCTATTGATAAAGTCTTGTACATCCATATTATTCTCCATTATTTCCTATTTAGTCTAGCTGAAAACTTTTCCACTTCAGAATCAAGCATTGGTGTTTTAGATTCAGAAACATTATCATCTACAGTATTATCCTCAGGAGGATATTCTTCGGCCGTGGCTTGTGGTGGTTCTTGACCTGGAACAGGCATTGTTGGACCACCAGTACCATTTTTTTCTTCTTGTGCAATTTGTTTGTCCATTTCGCCAATAACTTCATCGGACATTTGCAGAATGTTTTTACGAACCCATTCGGCAGAGTAATATCTACCAATATAAGGATCAACAGTTTGCAATAAATTTACACGCTCACGCAATAACTCCGCATCACGCATTTCGGTAAAGTTATTATCTTTTTTATAGTCATAGTATATTGATTCTCTAAAGTCATCCCACTCATCTGATGAACAGATTCCTTTTAGTACAAGCTGTGTTCTTAAAGCATGGTCAAAAATCTGAGAGAACTTATTACGCAGTCTAATAATAAACTTAGTAAACTTAACTTCATCACGGGTCACTTCAGTAGTACGACCAACACCAATCATACCGCCTTGCTGTGGTTCCAATCTAGAAATGGGGACATTCAATGACTGTAAAAGCTTTTGTCTGAAATACTTAACATCTTCCATCTCACCAAGATTTTGGCCAGCTGGAAGTGTAGTGATCTCCGTGCCCTTGCCGCCTTCACGGCGAGGCAACCAAAAATCTTCAAGCATAGACATGTGTTTGCGATCATCACGAATCTCACCAGTCTGTGCATCATATACAACTTTGTTACGATACTTAATCATAACATCACGAAGATATTGTTCGGCTTTACCTTTTGGTAAGTTACCTACATCGATATAGAATACACGCCGTTCAGGTGCTCTTGATACACGGTAAATAACAATAGCATCCTCAATCATACGCAGCTGATTAAGTGGTTTAATAGCTTTGTGTAGGAATGAAATTACAAATGCATTTTTTGCATCCATCAAACCTGAAGATACATTAAGAATGGACTCTGGTGCAATACGAATACCAGATGATACTTGTGCGCTATACTGTTGCGTAGAAGTACCTCTATCGTTATAGACATAATACTCTGCAATTGATTTAATGATCTGAGTACCAGTTTTTGGATCTCGATCTTTTTTAATCTCACGCACTTTACGAATCTTGCGTGGATCAATATATCTTAATTCTTGGATGCCTTGTTTAGGCAAAGACTCATCAACAACAACATGATAATAAATTCTACCATCAATATACCAGCGCTTGAATAGATCATCAGCCAGATTATTAAAATTTAACAGTTTAAGAATGTTATTAAATTCTTCAAGTATTTTTTTCTTAATTGATTCTGGTTGTTTCAGTTTATCTAAAACAATATCAACTGTTCGACCAGATACATCATGTGTGATGGCTTCATTGACAATATCATCAATTGCCATTTCAAGCTCAGGGTGATTTGCCATCTCACGATACCTGGTAATAAGTTCTAACTCATTACGGACAGCACCTTCTAAATCAACATATGTTCCATAATAAGCATTTTGAGTAATGGTGACTGCACCATCATCCATTGCCGTTGTTGGAAGTGTGAACGAGGGCTGTTCAGGTTTTTGCGTCTGAACTATGTCTTTATTTCCGAGCGTAAACCCGAAGAGCTTGATAGCCATTAAATTTCCATTCTAAAAAAATGGAGAAGGACCGAAGTCCTTCTCATCAAATCACATTACTGTCTACGGACTCCCACCATTGATAGGTGAGTGACACGGAAAATTCCTCAATAGTATCATTAGAACCCCAATCAACATCAATTGGAGTAAGGTCTGAAGGGAACAAACCGATAAATTTGTACTTCTTCAGAGAATCACCTTTCTTACCAAATTGAGTAACTAGTCCATCAACTGTATAACTACCTGGAGCAAGAGCTGCAGGGTTACGCACATTGAGAGCGTGACTATTAATTCCTGCCATCCAACGCTCAAAGGCGTTACGAATGATAAAATCTTCATCATTGATGACTGTGATTGTCCAATCAGCGAATGTTCTGTTACCAACAAACTTCAACTCACGGCCAAAGTATTGAACTGGCACAACACCTAGCGAAGCGCCAGGCAATTGTGCAGTCTTACACATGAAAGTGGTTTTAGCTTGTGCATTCCCAGGTGCAGAGAATGTTGGAAAAGGTAACGAAACCTCGAATAGATTAGGGCGGGCACCGTCACCAACTAATTGGGAACGGAATTCGTTTACTGAAAATGCCATTTATTTGTCTCCTGTTTATTATATTTATTAGAAGCGCCCAACAATTTCTTCAAACGAAACACCTGTGCGAACCGCAACAAAGTTAAGTTGGATGAAATTAATTGACCGAGCAGGTTTAATGTAAATATCACCGACAAATTGATTATTATCAATAACATTAGGTGTGTTGTTTGATTCATCACACACAACACGGAAGTCAGTAATGCCACGGCGACCTTGTACATCACGCAGGAACGGTTCAACCAAATTAACAAACTGAGCTCTTGTGAATTGGTCATTGAATTCGAACATAGAAGAACGAGCTGCACGAGCAACAGATTTTTCTAGTACAATAAACAAGCGGCGAACATTGATACGGTCAAATACCGATGGACGACTTAACAAGGTCTTGTCACCAAACAAAACTGTACCTTCACCTGGGAAAGTAACAACAGGGTTGATACCTTTGACATACAAGTTATCACGCTCTGCTTTAGTTGGATTCCAAGCCAGTTTGATAACATTCTTAACGATACCACGATTCAAACCACCAGGTGAGAACCAAGGATCACGTTCAAGGTCTGTACGAGCACATATACCAGCAATATCACCATTCAATGGTACATATCTGTATACATCGTTATACTTGTCGAATTGGTATTTGTAACCACAATCAAGTACTGCATACGAAGATGAAGTTAATGAATCACGATATGTGATAACAGCAGATGATTCTGAACCAGAATTGTCTACAACCGAAGCTTTAGTTGGTGATAAAAACACCATACAATCTTTGCGAGTTTCTGCAAGAGAGATTAAACTAGTTGCAACTGTAGCATCGCCTGTTCCCGAAACAACTAATGATACATCAATTGAATCTGGATTGGCATAAAAGTTATAAGCTGTTATGATATTTGCAGCAGTGATAGTGCCATCAGCGCCACCGCCGAGTGAGGCGTAAGAAGGATTTCTCATGCCGTTAGCAGCATCATATGTTGTACCAGCTGCAGCATTGCCCCAGTTAGAAAATCCAGACACATGAGAGGACCAAAAAACATAGCGTGAACGGTCATTAAGAACATTCACATAGTAATTGGTAGAACCATCGTTTGTTTTACCATCGGATGCTTTAGATGCAAAAGAGAATTTCTCAAGAACTGTATTAGCAATACCATTTGAGAACTTACCATCTTCATCAACAACAATGATATGCATTTCATCATTAGAACCGTTAGCGGCAGTTGCATAATCAGAAGTGCCTGGAGCCACACCAAACTGGTCAAAATATTGCCATCTACGAAGGATTGGAGTACCAACAGTCACATTGGCAGTTAAGGCTGTTGAAATAGTGATTGCTGTTGCATTAACGGAAGCCACACGGGTAAATGATGTACCACCATTAATCGAAATAAGGTCGCCAGCTTGTAAGTTAGCAGCTGCGTTTGCGTTGCCGTTAACATTAATAACCAAAGCATTGGTTGTATAATCTACAACATTGGATTTTAACGAATCAGTTACAGATAAGTTAGAGGAGAAGGCTGTTGGAGAAGCACAAATAGAAACACGAAGGCTGTTACCAAATGCACCAGCACACTTAGCTGTTACAATACCAGCTGCAGTATTTGAAGTTGAATAATTCTCTGTGTAATCGTCTTGGTTTTTAATCAAATACCCAGAACCATTTGCCGAAGCATTAACGGTGAGTGTACCTACTGCACGGACAACTTTAAGATTGTTAGAGTATGCTAGAAAGTTTGCAGCCGAGAACCAGTATTCATAATTTGTAGAGTCTGGTTTACCGAATCTGTCAACGAGGCGAACCTCATCGGAAACGGTAACGACTTCACCGACCGGGCCCCAACTAAACGGACCAGCAAATGCGCCAATTGAAGTGGCAACTGATGGGACTACTGTGGTCAGATCGATTTCTGATACATTTACCCCAGGTGATAGCTGAAATGCCATGGATTTCTCCTTTTTGTTATTGAGTCAATTATATTTATAATAGATGATCTATTTAGTTTTTTATAAACTTGAGGATAGATAACCTTTTTCCGACCAAATATCTCCGCCGTCATGTACATATTCTTCTTTGCGGCCATCGTCTATGATACCAACTGGTACCAAATCTTCCTCCACAAGCATATTTTGTTCTTCTAACATGTACCTACGAATATCAATATTGGTAGCTTCTCTAAAATAGTTCTGTGCTGCCAACCAAGCAAATAATACTAACCCCATAGCCAAATCATCATTATTACCTTCTTCTGCCTCATAACTATCTCTTACTCTGACGAATGTGTTTAACTCTGCAATTGTATCGAAATCATTGACAATTAACTTGTCAGCTTCAATCAATGTCTTTAAGTTGGCACACCCAATCTTTTTAACAGTCTTGGTTGTTTTAATACCAAAAGATGTAGATCGTTTAAACCCACCTGAGATTGCTTGTCCCTTAATATGATGGTGTTCTAACTTATATATGTTCTCATATTCCAGGTCATAGTGGAGAATATCAACAACTTGTTGTCCCACATTATTCGTTTCAATCAAAGCATAGGCCTCATTATACCTTTTACACAATGAATATATGATCGTTGGAAAGAATAGTAGTGGCAATTTATTATTACGATATTTGGCCACTTGCCTATATGGAACTTGCGTTACATCAATGATATTAATGGTTGAATAATCTTGTTCCACACCCTCGGCACAATCAACTGTACCAATGTACATATGTCCAGGTTGTGGGTTCTCATACAGGTCCAACCCTTCTTCTGAATGGATTGGATTAAAGAACGCCATAGACCTTAGTTTAGCTCCAGAAATCAAAGTTGCTGAAGAGCCAATAAACTCGGTTTCAAATTCCTGCCGAAACTGTTCTTCACTTGTGTTACGAATCGTTTCTTCTTTCCAAGCTTGGTCACGGCCTGGAACCATAGACCAATGCACCTCAATTGCATTGTAGGTTGACCTTTTTTCGATAGCATCTGTCCACATCTTATAAAACATATTCAACCCATTGGGCGTTGAAACTATAATAACTTTTGTGGTCTTACCTGATGAAATAACGGGGTATGTTGATTGAAAGAATTCAGTTGCCATGTTATGTGGCACAAAAGCAAATTCATCAAGAAAAATTAAATTGTATGTTCCTCCACGAATACCAGAGGCTGAAGTTGCATATGCATAAATCATAGAACCATTTTCAAGTTCTATGTTACCTTTGTTCCACACTTTGATGCCTTGTTGTAACCAGATGGGAACATATTCGTAGGCGTATTGCAATCGACCCAAAATCTCTCGAGCAAGAGAACCTTTATTGGCCAGAATTGCAATCTTATAATCTATATTGAATAGTACACTCCACAACATATAACCAACAGTTGTGGTTGTTTTGCCTACTTGCCGTGGCATTTTGCATATTGAGAATCGATTGTCATGGAACTGTTGCACCATTTCTTCCTGAAATGGCCACATATCAAAATCGACCAAGCCATGGTCAACATTGACAATCTTTACATATGTTCTAATGAAGTATACTGGATCATTAGAACACTTTACAATCTCTGCAATCTGTTCCTCTGTATATGATATTTCAACACCAAGTTTTTTTAAACTTGAATTCCCCAAATAACCAATATCAGACATTATTTAATAATGCTACGAAGCATCCATGCTTTCTTTTGATGAGCACCCAAAAGTTCTTGTAGGAAATTTGACACCGCAGGTTCATCAGCTTGTTCAGCTAAAATAATACCAGCACGAAGTTGCACAATGTATTTGTCATTATCATTCTTTAAGGTAATCATCATTGTTAAAGGATCTGGCACCGTTGTAGAATCCTCAACAGCGGATAATTCCATAAATCTACTAAATGAACCTGGTGCATATGCATCCAAATATCTTATATGT